TTAAACAGCTTGATAATGCTGTTGATTCGCGAAGGCTTCATAGCAATCCTGTATACGGACAGATCTTTGAGACCAGCGCTGAGCCAAACGCTATGGCTTCGGACTGGGTCAATGGTTCAACTACCAATACTATATTCCTTGGAACTGATAATAATCTTATTTCAACTGGTGATGGGACCGCACGACAGGCCGCCCGAGTTCCTTTTGCTATTGGTGAAAATATTAATCTTATTAAATTAGCCGATGGGACAAAGGCAACTTTGGATGCTATATGTCGTATAACGAGTATATCAGCATCATCCAATGGATTCGTCCAGCTGGAAGTTGAATCGGGTGCTATTGGTTCGGGAGATGTTGTCACCAACAACAGCGGTGAAACACTTGTTTCTGGTGAGTGGGCTATATATTCTCGTTCTGTATGTGATGGGGCTTCATATCCAGCGGAGTATACTATTAGTAATTTTAATTTAGTTGTTCACGAAATCGTAATGGATCCGAGTTATATGGCTGGGATGCTTCAAAAGGCACGGGAAGGAAAGGCAATTGAATTTGATATTCACAGCGTCACTAATTACAAGAACTCCTTACTTTCCACTGATAGACAAACAAGTTTTTTAATTCATTCTCAAAACTCTCGGGCGAAGTCTCTTGTTGTTCAGCCGTGCGATAGTTCTATTTATACATCGGCACAATTAATATCGGCATCGGAGACATATGCTATCACGGGAAGCAATTTGGCTGGTGATGCGGATTTACTTCGTTCGGGTCGTTCTGGTATAGTTGGTATATGTGATGAACTATCATCTGTTCAGTATCAAATCAACGGCAAACTTGTTCCTTCTCGCCCGATTTCTACCAAAAAATGTGCGACTCGCAATTCCATTGATGCATTCCATCTATACGAGTTAGAGAAAACACTCGATAATGCGGGAGTTGTTCCCCGTTCCTTCCGCAGATATTTAGAGAACTGGAATCTCGGTCGTGGTTTCGCGACTCAGTCTGGTGCGATGGACCTGCGCGACAAAGATTTATCTGTTCTACTTAAATATGAAGAAACATCGGCTCCTTCTAAGAACAAGATTATTAATTCATTTGTTTTCCATGTAAGGCGATTAATTATGCGGGGAAGTGGCTCGGTAGAAGTAGTTCAGTAATTTAATTAATAGTATTGATATGTTTATATAAGATATAACAATGACTAAGAATAATTAAACTCATATAATAAATAAATGGTGGATCAATCAAGATATCCATTGAAATAATTGATACCAACCAAAAAAATAAAAGATTGTAAAAACTATGATAAAAACATCATATTCATCCATATTACTTTTTTTGTTTATTTTTAATTTTTGTTTTTTATAAATACAATTTTATAAAATGACTTCTCGTTATGTTAGTATTCGTCCTGATAATATTCCCAGTGATGGTAAAGTTTCCTTTAAAAATGGTTTTCCCGTCCTTTCATTTACTATCCAAGCACAGAATGGTATTTTAAATCCTGAGAGTATTCGTATCGCGGGACAAGCTGCCTTTTTTAAGGACAATGCTTCTCCGCCGAATCCGATATTAACGGGAGATGGTAATCAAGTTTCTATGGATAATCGTCTTGGTATTTACAATCTGTTCGACCAAGTAATTATTCGCCATAATAAATCCAAGCAAGTATGCGAACATATTCGTCATTATCCCCGTTATTTAAGTTCATACCTTGGACTTGGTTCATCCAAGCAGGATTTGATGGGTCATATGCAGGAAGCAAATCTGATTATGCCGAACTCTGATTGTTTTTTTGAGACGGTGATGTGTAATAATGCGAGTAGTAGTATGGTTAATCATTTCTCTACTTATCTTCCAACCGGGTTCCTGCGATCGGGAAATATGATAAATCTTATGGAGCAGAGTTTCGGGGGGATTCAGATTGAAATTCATTTGTCGCCTGACCAAAACACTTTATTTTCTCGCACTGGTTCCAGCACGGGAATCCTTGACGCTCATTATCAATTATCTAATCTTGAACTTACATTTGAAGTGAGTGATGTTCCAGCGGAAGAACAAGCAAGAATGGCTTCTCAAACGCAGGGTTCATTATCATACAATACAATTCAGACTCTTTACACATCTATTAATAGCACCAACGCCCAACTTCAATTCAATCTTGGATTAAGAGCGGTTCAGAGTGTATTTATGAACTTCTGTCCTTCGGCAAATATTAATACAATCACAGCAAATGGTAATGCTACGACTTATCCCAGTAATACTGGGGGTGGTTTAGTTCATTTTAAAAGGATTCAGTTCCTTCGTGGTGGTGTAAAATATCCATTAGAGTTTGATATCGTCACTAACAAAGATACTGATCCTTCTACGGATGCTCCTGATGGGGAACTTATTAAGCAATTTGTGGATTCGGTTATTCCTGAGTATATGACTGACCGCACATCTGTATCTCTTCAGAATAATAATCGTCAGTATGTATTAGATCCCGCCAGTGGTGATAGTTATTTGGATGTAGCTGATGGCGGAGCTTTATTCGGTATTGGTATGAAATATTCTCAGTATAACTCGGGGCAGGACTTTTCTAATCAGCAATGGGGAGTATCGCTTGAAAGCGACCTTACGACTGACAATCCCCAGTCGGTGTTTATTTATGTTAAATCACGAGCAACTCTTCTGTGGGGACAGAACGGAATACAAATCGTACAATAGTGGGTGAGTTATTTAATTTCTATACATTTATTTTTTTATAAAAACTTTTACAATATTATATATATTAATATATCATAAAATATGGAATCTAGACCAGCTCAAGATAGTCAATCTGCGATGGATAGTGGGACAGTTCCTGATTTCCTTCGCCTTGGTAAAGTTCCTGTAAATTACTTACAGAATTTGGAAACGGATCTTTTAGATCCAGTCGTATTCAATGAAGGTTCTGGAACTACAACAGATGGTTTCTGTCGTTTCACCCTTCAAAACAAAGGATTCCTTCATTCTCATTCGAAGTTATTTATAAGTTTAGTTCCGGGCACTGGTGTCACCCGTGCAATTTTCCCGCCGAATGTGGGAGTTGGTTCCGTGGTAAAAAGAGCCGTGCTGAAAGTGGGAAATAAAGTTATTAATGAGATCTCTGATTGGGATTACCTTCACGCCGCGAAATCGTGTGGTATTTCTAATGAGAATAATGTTGAACGCGAACTCTATACGACTGGGAGATGTATTAATAATGCTTTCGTATATGGGGACGGGCAAGATAGTAATGCGGCTACTTATGGTCTTGAAGTGGGTCGTAATATTAATGGCGGAACTAATATGAAAACCTTGGAGTTCTCTGTTATGGATGTTGGATCTGTTGCTGAGTCTCCCACATATGCGATTGATTTAAGTGATCTATTCCCATTCCTTAAAGTTCATCAGCTTCCTTTATATATGATTAAAGAACCAATTAATATTGAACTTACATTCCGCCCACCAGCAGATAATCGTATTGTAAAGATTACGGGTGCGGCTGATGCTGAGTTTGTTATTGATCGTAATGAATTAAAGTTCTGTGCTGATTATATATTCTATGGTTCGGGTGATGAGATGGCTCGTTATGCGGAACAGAATCAAAGCTTATCGTTTTCCTTTACGGATCATCGTATGATTTCCACCAGCGTCACCCAAGCATCTCTTCAAAGTGAAACAGTGAGAAATATTGGTATGGCTTCGCGTCAAGTAAATAAGGTAATTACTATGTTTAATCCTGCTCGTGCCGAAGAAACAGAATTACTTCAAGGACTTAAATCTCTTGGAAGCACAATCACATCGGCGGCTGGTGCGAATAATGGTAAAGTTGCGGGATTATCTTACAATATCAGGTATAATGATAAGTTTGAATTTTCATCTAACATCACGAATACTGCGAGATTATTTAATCTCTTACAAGATACGGAAGGCGTGCAGTTCATTACTCGTCAGCAATATAATAGCGAAGGATCAACTGCGACTGGTGGTATCACCACAGATGTAAACTTTGAAGGACTGGATCAAGCAGAGAATCTCCAAGGATCATTCTTCTATAATGCGACTCGCCTTACTGGTGGTCGTGTTGGTACTCGAGGAATTGAAATCC